CAGCGATACCCTGTCCGATGATGTATCCCCAAGTAGGCACGCAGAAGTTCTCGATAAGCACGGACTGATACTTGCCGAACACGCGAGCGGCCTTGGCCGTGACAAGCCTGATGGACGCACCGCCTAGCTTAGAAGGGTCGCTGACAAACTCATAAGGCAGAATGCCCATGCTGATGTCGCGTTCCAGGGCGGCGATGAAACCATTGAAGGTGGCGTTGGGGCGGTTGCTCTGGAAGGACGTCATGTCCTCCCCGGGCTCAAGGGCGATGAGTTTGCCGCCCATCGTGTTGGCGAGGTTGGCGTAGGAGCCTGTGCCGGTCGCCCCCAGTTCGTTGGCCATGTCGCCGTCGATGACGCCGCCCGCCTTCTTGATGATGCGGGTGACGTCACCGTTGTCCTTCACGGCCTGCTTTTCGAGGGCCAAGATTTCCATCTCGTCCTGGATGGAGTTGATGGAGTGTTGGAGCAGGGGCACGCCGCGAGCGCCGGACGCGTACTCCTGGTCGACCACCATCATCATCGACTGAGCCAGAATCTGGCGGGACGAGCCGTCGGAGCGGTAGATGTTCACGGCGATGTATTCGCCATAGGGACCGAACTGGATGCCGTCGTGCATACCCTCGGGCACCTTGCCTTCGAGGGGGTCTCCCACCCTGTGACTTTCCATCAGCTGGAGTTTCGCTTCACCGGCGCCGTTACGCACCTTGGCGGCGAAGGAATCACCGTCGCGGATCATGCCGCGGAGAAGGATGGACTGAGCCTGGTAGAACGAGAAGCGGTTCGTGATGTCGATGCGCTTGGCCTTCTCGGCGAAGTAAGCCTCATAGCGTTCCTGCATCTCAGGGGTCGACGCGTGGCTCTGCGGCTTGATGCCGTCGCCCACGGTGTAGAGGCAGATGTCCGCAAGGATTTGCTTGAAGAGCCCGGAGTTACGTTCGGCCCAGCGGCACTTGCGCACCATCGTCAGGCGGTCGTAGGGGGTCAGGTCACGGCGGAGGTCACGCGGTTCGGCGCCGTAGGCCGCACGGCGGGCACGCGTCACGCCGATGCTCTGCCAATCGCCGTAGGAAGCCTGCGGCTGCGGGGCGGTCGGGGCAGGCGTCACCGGCTTGGGACGCAGGCTGACGGTCTTAATCTTCTTGCGGATGGCCATGGAAATTAGTCCTGACGGTTCTGCCAGTCGGTCGAGATGACCGTGCGACGAGCGCCGTAAGTCGAAGGGTCGAGGCGGCTTAGGGCGAACATGGCCTCGGCGAGCATCTCCTTCGGGGGCATGGCGAACTGCTTAGACGCGGACGAGCCGGAGTCGGAGTAGGACATCAGGGTCTTACCTTCGGTGATCATGGCGACCGCCTTGGCTTTGATGTCTAGGAGTTCGCACTCCGTAAGTCCGATAAAGAGTCCAGAGGCCATTTAAACTTGCCGAGAATGGAAGCCCGAGAGGGGGTACGCCGCCCAGCCCACGCCATAGGTCTCTTCCTCCCACGACACTAAACGGCGTACCCTTGCATATAGCGTGCCAAGGGTCATGACGGTTGCAAGTCGGTTTCGGCAGTTTCCCGCCCGGCGATGCCCCAGCGGACGGCGGCCAGCAGGGCGAGGATTTCGCAGTCCATGGCGTGGTTGTCCTTCTTGCCCTGGGGAAGTATCCACATGGGCTTCCCGGTTCGCTTGTCCTTTACGCGGACTTCGGCGCTCAGCTGAGAAGCATACTCCTCGGTTGCGTCGATGGCATAGGTCCAGACGCGGCGAGCCCGGAGGCCGTGCAGGAGGTCCTTGCCGGCGGTGGCCGAGTGGACGATCAGGACGGCCCGCTGCGGGATGCCAGGGACGACGATGGACTGCTTCTCGGAGTAGAAGCGGCGGGTCGTGTTTCCGGACTTGTCGGTCACGGCGAAGTCGTCGGAGCCTGAGCCCTTGGCCGTCTTCCAATTCCGCTTGGCCGTCTCGCGATAGACCTCGGTCGTATTGTCGCCGGAGTCGACGAGCACCATGGCGTGATGGACGCCGTGCTGTTTGGCGAAGGCTTCGACGTTGCCCCAAGAGTCGATACGGGCGAACGCCATCAGGCGGCTGTGCCCGGTCTTGGCCCATCGGCGGACAGTCACCCAGAAGTGGCCACGTTGGACGTCGACCCCCATCGTGCGGAAAGGGATGCTCCCGGGCACGGCGTCCTTCTGCTCGACGACGCGGGCCTTCGGCGTGATCGCGGCCTCCGCGTCCCAAGGGTCGGCCATCTTGTAGTTCGCGGCCTCCGACAGCGCCACCATTTCGCCGCCCTCTTCGCTCCAGGGTAACGCCAGCCGCTTCTGCTTGAAGATGCGCCGCGGTTCCTCGTCGCCGTATTGGTCGACCGACTCCTTGGCCTTGAGCATCAGCACGCCGAGCTCGCCCCAGCTCATAGTCGCAAGGCTGTTCCAATGCAGGCCGATGTGCCCGGAGTTTGCGGCGGCCGATGTGGCTACAAAGGTTCCCCTGGCGTTGGCCTCAAGTCGGCTGGCGTTCGTGTCAGGCAGGAGCGTCCGACAGGCCGCGCACTCGTAGGTCGTGCCGACGCTGACCTTGTGCAAGTCCCACGTGCCGGTGGCCTTGGCGTCGAGCGGCAGCCTGACCTGTTCCCATACCCACGGCTGGAGATGGTCGCATTTCACACACCTCATATTCCAGTCACGCTGATCGGTCGTCTCGTGCAGCTGATGGAACTCCTGCCCCGCCCGTCCGCCCTGGGATAGGAAGATGCGTTTGCCCATCCAGCCGAACGCCGTCACGCGCGCGCTCAGTTCAGCCAAGTGTCCGGGCGGTGCCATCCAGCACTCGTCGGCGATGGTGTAACGCAGGGACAGGCGCTGAAGGTTAGCCTCGTTCCAGATGCCGCGACAGTAGAGCGTCATGCGGTCGAAGTCCGCGGTCGTCGAGCGGTCGAGGTCGTCGCCCGAGAGACGCGCCTTAACCGGCGGGCAGTTGTTCCAGACCGGGCGGAGGTAACGTAGCGCGAAGTCTTTGGCCTCGGGGTCCGTGGCTTGGAGGACCATGCAGGGGCCCGGAGCGTTGGCGATTATGTGACAGGTGAGCAGGCGGGCAAAGAGGGACTTGCCGGATTGGATGCTGGCGAGGACGGTCAGGAGTTTCGTCTCAGGATCGGCGGCGATGCGTAGGGCTTCGGCCACCCAAGGCGTGCGCTCGGAACGGAACGGCCCGGGCATCGGTGAGTCGGGGATGGCGTGCACGTTGGACTCCAGCCACTCGACGACGTCACCCGAGTCGGACGGACGCAGCACGTCACGGCCTACGCGGAGTAGGTCGGACTTATTCATACAGGCCTGCCTCCTTCAGGAGACGATACAGCTCGTCGGATAACTCAGACCACTTCCTCGGCTTGCGCTTGAACGGACGCGACGGCTTCGGCATAGGCTTGCGCCTGGGCTTGGGCTTACGCTTCTTCATGGGTCGATAGGTCGGCCTTAACGCGGCGCACCCAAGCCTCCAGAACTTTCACCGCCTTCGCCGGGTTTTCGGGGTTACATCCCTCTGCAACATCGAGGGCGAGTTTGTCGAGGCGGTTGACGATGCCCGCCGTCATCTCGCGCATGGCCTCGGTCGCTTCCTTCGCGGAGATGTAATCCTTGGTCAGGATGAGCCGACGCTCCTGCTCTTCCTCGAGGGCGACGAGCGTCTTCAGTGAGGCGTTATAACTCGACTGGTACTTCCCCTGGTTAGGGTCGCCCCCTTCCATCGCGGCCTGCCAGACGCCACGCGCCCGACTGACCAAGGTCCGATGTTCGCTGATCGTGTCAGCCAGGGAGCCGTCGTCGAGCTGCGCCGGTGCGGCCTTCGGTGCCGCGGCCCGCTGCACGTTCGCCCGGGCTTCCCGCCATGCCCGAGCCGCGTCGATGCTGTCGGTCGGCATGCCTTCGCGTCGAAGGACTGAGATGCGTTGCGCGGTGACGCCGAGCGCCAAACCCAGTTCTGAGTTGGTTAGAGCCATGGTTTGTTAAACGGCCTGTTTACGCTCTTCGACCCCACGAAAAACCTTCGTGGTGTCGGGCCACGCGTGACGTAGGGGGGGGTCTAGGAGACTCCTTAGAGGGGGTATTTGGGCCGTTTTCATCGCTTGGGCGTGGCAGGGGGCAGGGGGCTAGGCGCCTTATTCTTGCCGCGTCTGGCATTCACATGAGGAAACAGACCGCACGCATCAGAGTTTACGGTGCGTTGGATCTCCTTCGCCCTGGCACGCATCCAGAAGTGGGAGCGTCCATACATCTTGCCGATCAGGCGAGAGGACAGACAACCGGGCAGACTGAGCGCCCAGCGGATGAGCTCGACGTGACGACGGAAGGCGAAGTTGTCCGTGCAGGCCAGCGCATCCATGAAGCCCTTGAGCATCACGCCCACATGATCGCGGGAGATGAACGCATCGACCTCTTCGCGTCTGCCGATGTCAGTCGGGTTGAACGCCCAGTCAGGATGATTGGCGTCGATGTTGAAGACGTGCCGAGGTTGCGCCATCTCAGCGTAAGGCAGCACGCCGTTCTCTCGCATCTTCTCCTGGACCTTCTTCGGCTGCGCAAAGAACCAAGCGTCAAACGACTTGGCCTCCTTAGCCGGAGCCGTCAGGTCGTTGAGCCTAGCGCGTGTCACGCGTCACAGCGTCAACTATCTTGACGGCGGGGCAAGTGGCAAAGGTTGTGCCAATATCCGTCCATGTCGAACCGTAGCATCGCCTTACGGGTGAAGCGATAGGTCAGGGATGAGTACTTGCCCGAGTAGTCCAGGGTCTGCTCGACGATGTCCTTGAGTTCCGCTGACGTCATCTTTGCCGGCCATGTGCTGATCACTTCCCTCAGCTCCATGTCTTTCCTTTCCTTGACTGCCTTGGCTGCCTCGGTGGCCTGCTGCCGGATATGCTCCATCCTCTCAGGCTCTTCCCTCCAGGACTTCTGCCGTAGCCGGGTCAGGGCGAGCTTACGGAGGATCCATCCTCTCCGCGCGGTGGTACGGTTAGGTTTGGTCATCGCGTTAGACTTGCGGCCTCGCCAGAGACTCGGTCGAACCCCGAGCGTCAGCGACAAGGGGTGAGACTAGAGTCACCCTTGTACGTAGTACAGGGACGGAAGTTGAGTTGGAAGTTGAGAAGGGATTTGACATTGGTCTAAAGGTGGGGGTGCGGGTGTTGACCCTCAGTTGACCTTAAAACGCCTTGGCGACCCCTTAGCGGGGCTGGAATCGCTATGTCTTGGGGCGTTGTCGGGTAGGCTTTCGGAGGGGGGCTGGCTGTATTCCCAGCGGATGACCCCCTTCTCGGCGGCGTGGCGGATGTAAATCTCGCCCTTGAACTGGTTCGCGTGGTCCTTGAGACCAGCCCGGCCACGGCGCTTGGTCAGGCCGAACTTGTAGATCGGCTCTTCGCCCTGGCATCGGAACAGGACGGCGACCTCGCGGAACCAGTTGGTGAACTCCGAGGAGCCGAGGCCAGCATAGGCTAGGTCGGCGACGGTATGGCCTTCCTTGTCGGAGGCGGCCTTGGGCTTCCCGGTGTGGTGCATGGCCACGAGGACGGCGCCTGTCTCGAGCAGGATGGGGGCGAGGTCATGGCGTAGGAACTTGGATGCCTGCTCCTGATCGGAGACGTCGATGCCCGCGAAGGACAGGAGAGGGTCGACGAAGACGATGTCGGCCTTGTGCTCGATGATGAGGTCACGTAGGGCCGAGGTAAAGGTCGTGCCGGTGCTCACGGTGTCGCGGAAGATGGCGAGGTGTTCGCGCAGCTGAGAGCGTTCGTCGCTGTCGAGGTATGCCCCGGCGATGACGTCCTGAAGGGCTTCCCCTACGTCGAGGAAATCGTTCTCGGCCTGAAGCACGATGGCACGCAGGGGGCGGACAGGCTTGATGCCGAAGAAGTCCTTGCCGATGCACCAATGGACGGCGGCCTGCATCATGAGGGACGACTTGCCCGTGCCGGACTGGCCGACGATCAGGAGGGAGCCGCCCTTGCACAGCCAGCGGTGATTGCCGAGGATGCAGTTGGGGTCGTTCTTTCGGTCAGCCGAAATGAGCGCGTCGAAGTCCATGCGCTGCGGTCCGTGCTTTGCCTTCCGACCCTTGCGCGTCTCGGCGATGGTGGCATAATGGTCGAGCAGGGTGTCGGGGTCGGTGGCCTGTTCGGCGGCGACGAGGGCACGGCGGAGGATGGCCGCGTCCGCGATCATGTCGGCGTGTTCGGGGCGATATGTCGATTGGCCTGCGTCGCTGACCAGGAGCGAGACGGTGGCCTCGGTGACCGGGCTGTTAACCTGGCGTAGGCGCTGGCTGACCGTCAGCTCATCAGGGGCGACTCCATCCACGGCCAGCGAAAGCATGGCGGCGGCGATGTCTTGATGGGCGGGCTCAAAGAAGTCGGAAGGCTGAAGGTCGCCCGGTAATGGGAAGGCTTCGCGTAGGAGGACGCCGAGCAGGTGGCGTTCCGCGGCGACGTTATTCGGCGGGATCATGGAAGAGAGGGTTGGGGTTTGGGGGCGTGGGTGCCCGTGGTCAAGATGCTTTAACGACAGGCACGGTCGAGGTCGGCCTTGCGGTAGTAAGGGACGCTCCGCGGGTTGCGGAGGATGCGGACAGGGAGGGCCATGCCGTCGATGCGGTATTGCACGCCGCGGACGGTGCGCCGGTGCTTGTGGGCATACTCGGAGAGGGTGACCCAACCCTTGGGGGCCTTGAACTTGTCGAGGGCTTCAGCTGCGGCCTTGGCGGCGGGCCAAGACTTGAACCTGGGCGACAGGCGATAGATGAAGCGGCCTCGGCGGATGGTCTTCTGTTCAGCGAAGCCAGCCTTGACGATGCGGGCGAGCGGCAAAGAGACACCGGCACGCGTCGTATAGCCTAGGAGGCGGACGACCTCCGTGGTCTTGTGCCAGCCTTCGGGGGTGTCGTCGGCGTTGATCGCGGCGACGAGGGCGTGGGCGTCGAAGCGCTTCATCGGGCCTTCGGGGTGAAGACCTTGAGGTCGGTGGTCCAGACCCAGCGGGAGCCGACGCGGTGGACAAGCCAGACTTTCCAGTCCTTGCCATCCACCCACCCGGCCGCAAATCCTGACCCCCACCGGCTTGTCGCCAGTCTGTGTGACGCGTAAGCCATGGCGTCCTTCTGGCAGAGACAGCCAGCGGAGAAAGCGGCGCCGCCTTCGGCCTTGGTCAAGTTAACCTGGGCGAGCGTGTGGGTGTGGCCGTGGATCAGAGCGCCTCCGCGGTCGGCGTAGTGCTTGCCCTGCTCGGCGGTGGCGTTCAGGCCGTGGGCGTAGCCGTGGATAAAGGCGACCTGACCTAGTCGGTAGACGCCCTTCTCGGCGTGGTAGGGGAGGATGGTCTTGGCTCCGCAGCTCTTTGCGGCGGTCTTTATCCGGGCCTCGAGGTCGGCGCAGTAGTCACGCACCAGGGCGGAGCCGGAGGTATGCTGGAGGGCTTGGGCGCGGTGCTCGTGGTTGCCCATCAGGTAGACGGTTGGCTTGGTGCGCTCAAGGAAGGCTTCACCGGCCTCGATGTCGGAGATGAGGGACTCGGCGCCTTCGGCATCCTGCCCTGCCCCACGGCGCAGGGATCGGAAGTCAAAGCAGTCTCCTAGGTGGACGCGCACGGTCGGCTTGTAGTCCTTGATGAACTCGACGAGGGCCTCGACGGCGTTCTCGTCAGCCATGTCGCCGTGGTTATCACCGAAGGCGACGAAGCGGGTAGGGGTGCTCATTAGCGGACGTTGATGTAAGGGATGGGCTTTCCGGCGTCGAAGGCGGCCAGCATCTCGTCACGGCGCTTGCGGGCGGTCTCGAGGTCGCTGGCGATGTTCTCGACGATGTCCTTGCCGCGGCGACGCAGGCGGAACCAATAGCAGTCGCCGAGTTTCTGGAGGTGGTGGTTAGGGTTCTCGGCCTTGATGTAGGCGGGCTTGTCGTTTCGCCCGGTGCGGGTATACTTCGGGCAGGCCAGCAGGAAGGCCACGCGGTCGGGGGACAGGCCGACCTTGTTCGCCCAGCGCAGCGTGTCGGTGTTCAGAGTTTCCATGAGCGGGCAAGGTTGCGGCCTTCGGTCATGATCGCGTTACGCGAGGACGGCCTGAAGATATACTCCTGGTCGAACAGGTGCGACGCGCGTATCTCGGCGATGCTGTCGAGCTCTTCGTCGTTGGCCGGGCCGACCCCAGCGGTGGCGACGTAGATGGTGCGGACCTTCCAGCCCTTCTCCCAGAGGATGTCCTGGCAGACGCGCAGCTCGTTGACGTAGCGCCAATCGGAGCAGACGACCGTCTCGGGGGAGGGTTGGTCGTGGTGCTTCATGACCGGGCACCAGTTGGCGAAGTGGCGGGCGAAGACGTCCCGATCTAGGCGCCGTGCGAACTTGCCGAAGTTTACCAAGGCGTCCCGATTATCGCATTTAAACTGCTCGTTAAAAAACGAACCGTCTAGGCCGAGATAATCGAGAAAATGATTGGACGCTTCTTTGAGCGAGTCTGCCAGATTGATGTGCTCGGCGGGGCGGGTAGACCACTCGAGGATGCCGGAGGCGAGCGTGTCCTTGCCCGCCCTGGCGTAGCCTGCGATCAGGACGAGCGTCGGGGCGGACATCGGCGTGGGTGCTTCGTCAGTCACGGGATTAGAAGGGGACGCCTTCGGGGGGCAGCGGCTCTTCGGGGGCGGTCGGCTTCTGGGAGCCGCGCGGGTAGGTCATCTTATACTTATACTGAGGCTTGCCCTGCCACTCGCCGTTAGCCTCGACCTCGACGCCGACGAGGATGGTCTGGCCGCAGGCGGGCTCGAGATACTGCATATATTCGGCAGGGGTAGCGTCCAGACGGATCTCGTTGGTATACTTGCCGGAGAACTTGCCGACGAGCATGGCGAGGGCCTTGCCGTACTTGCTGGAGAAGTTCTTGGACAGGCAGAAGCCCTTGTCATCGACGAAGAACAGGCGGCAGGACGTGGTGCCGTCCTCCCACTGTTTGACCTTCTCGAACTTGGGCTTGATGAGTTTCAGTTTGTACGTGCCGTTCGTGCTGATCGAGGTGAGCGGGACGCGGTTGTTTTCGGTGGTCATGGTATTAGGCGAAGTTGATGTTAGTCGCGGCGCTGGGCTTGGCGGCGATGTCGATGGTGGTGATCTCGGTCTGGTATCCTGGCCAGTTGCCCGAGGCGGTGCATTCCTTATACAGGGTCAGCGCGCGCTCGAAGTCGAAGGCGGCCCCGGTCATCAGTTCCGGCCCCAGCTCATAGACCGCGTGGGCGTAGGGCGGCTCCTTCTCGACGGCGATGAAGCGGAAGCCAAGGACGCGGCACTTGTAGGCGGACTCGACGGCGTGCCGGTAGAAGTAAGCCTGGAGGGCGTACTTGTATTTGCGGACCGACTGAAGGAAGCCGTGCGGGCTGGCGTCCTCGCAAGTCTTCAGATCGTAGATGTAGCCGTCGTCGGAGATGCCGTCGATGGCGCACTTGACCAGGGTATCGCCGATGAACGCGGTGAACATGACCTCGGTCTTCGAGAGCACGATGCCGTTGGCCTTCATGCAGGCCGCAGCGGAGTTGGCCACGGCGTCGACGAGGGCGCCCTCTTCGGCGGTCAGGATGGCCTTACCTTCGTTGGCGGTGACGAACTCGGCCCACTCGGCCTTGCCTTCCTTCGTGCGCTTGTCGACCTCCGGGGCGATGGCGTGGGTGGCGTTGTAAGCGTCCAGCCCTTCGAGGGCCAGCTTATGGACCGCCGTGCCCACTCGGAGGGCCTTGCTGTCTTCGCGGGTGCGGGCAAGGTAAGCCTGGTAGTGGGCGGGGGACTTGAGCAGTTCCTTCGCGCCGGATTGGTTGAGCGCTTGGATGCCGTCATAGATGACGCGTTCGGTGATGAGGTCGGGCATGGGTGTGTTATTGGGTGTTGGTGGGAAAGGTCAGAGCAGGGCCATGATGGCGTCGGCCTGATCGGGTCGACGGCGCTGGATGGCGGTCACGCACATGGTCGAGCCCACGGCGAAGCGGGAGCAGGCGACCGGGCGGTTGGCGTAGGTCTTGCACTTACCGGAGCCGGACAGGTGCGGGCATCGGGAAGGCAGTTCGGCGAAGGTGCGTCCGACGATCATGAAGACCTCGCCGCGGGCGGCGTAGAACTCGGTCGTGGTCGGGGACGCGTCGATGGGCAGGAGGATGCTTTCACAGCACGCACCCTTGCAAAGTTCACAGGCTGTCATCTTCGGGGCTGGCTTCTTCGACGCTGGCCGAGATGCGGCGCACGTCTTCAAGGGCGGACTCGGCGGCGTTCTCCATGGCCTCGAGCGTATTGCGTAGGACGCGCAGCTGGACGACGAGGACGTGGACGCGGTCATGGAGCGGCTTGACCTGGGCGGCTTCGTCAGCGGTGTCGATGTGATCGGTGAAGACCTGAAGCTCGGTGATGGCCGAGCGGTTGAGGTCGGAGAGCGTGATGATGTCGGCGTCGTGCTGTTCATAACGTCCGGCGATGTGCTGGACGGTGGCGAGCGAGCCCGTGATGTTCTCGACGAGGCGCTTGATGTTTTCGCGGTTGGTCATGAGCGGACGGGCGTGAAGGTAAGTTCCTTTATCTCCCCATTAGGGGCAAGCGTAAAGAAGCGGACGTTGGAGCGGGACAGGGACGGGTAGGTCTTGCGCTTCCACGCGTTGAGGTCGGTCAGGAAGTCGGCGTGCTTGCGGGCGGTAAACTCGACGTAGGGGAAGCCGTCCAGGAGAAGCAGCAGGGCATACTGCTTCGGCACGGTGGCCGCGATCCGTTCGATGCCCTTGGGGACTTCGGCCATCAGAGTTGCCCGGTCTTGGCGCGGTTCCACTTTGCGATGGTGGCGATGCAGCAGGCCTTCGAGATGGCGTCGAACTGGCAGAGCTCAGACTGCATGATGTCGTCGAGGACGCGGGCGAGTTCGTTGCCAGCGTAGCGCATCTCGGAGATGGTCTTGGCCTGAGCCTCGGCGCGGGCTTCGGCAGCCGACGCGAGGTTCTGGTTGTGGAGGTGCCGCATGGCGGCGTTGACCGGGTCGAAGGGGTCGAAGGGCTTAGGGTCGCTCATTTGGTCAGAGGGCGGGGGGTGGGGGAGAAGGCAGGGGCGGAGGCAGAAGAGGCCGCAGAACGGAAGGCGGCTGAGGCCACGGCGCCGTCGTCGTCGAGGTCGACCGAGATGCCGCACGCGGTCTGGATGGACTGGCGGCGGATGTAGGTGATGGCTCCGCCAATCTGCTGGGCGGTCAGGCCGTCAGCCTTCACCATCAGCTTGCCGAAGTCGAAGCGTTCGCCCGACGCGTGGAGGAAGGCGGTCGACACGCCGACCTTGCCGTCCTCGGAGACGAGCGTCTGGATCAGGGCGAGGTCGTGGTCGAGCAGCACCGGCTTGATGGCGTCGAGCAGGGCGTCGAGGGAGACGTACTTGGCCTTGAAGGCGGGGTTGATTTTGTTGGCCTTGACGTTGTCGAGCTCAGCGAGCGCGGCGACGAGGGAGCCAGTGGCGGTTTGGGTTTTGGGGGGCGTGGTCATGGTGGGAGATTATTTGTTGGGTTCGGTGGCCTTGGAGACTTCGCCGGCCTTGATGGTGGCCTCGATGTCGGCGAGGGACATCCGGGTGTAGCCAGGGACGAAGAGGTTGTAGTAGGTCACGCCGTTGCGGACGGTAGGGGTCAGCAAGCGGGCGACCTTCTGGTCAGGTAATACGATGTATGACGAGTCCGCGATGATGCGGTAATCGGCGGGGAGTTTCGGGTCTTTCTTCATTGAGGGAAAAGTTTCTATAATAAAGGTTCTTACGGAGTTATGGAAACTCAGTTGATGACGCGGCGGGTGGCGGCGTCGTAGATCAGGAGGGCGTCGGCGTTCCAGAGAGTGACGTCGACAGTCGGGTAGAGTTCGGCAGCGCGTGCCTTCAGTTTGTTCTTCCACTGGGTCGTGGTCAGTTCGCCCTTGGTGCCGCAGGTGTGGGCCTTCTGCCAGATGGCGGGGCGGATGCGGTGTATCTTCCAGCCCATGGCGACGGCGGCGCCGTAGAGGACGCCCGTGTTCCACATCAGTTTGCCGATGGCGGAGCCGGGGATGTTCTTGCCGGCGAACAGGGGCGGTTCCTCGAGAAAGAGTTCCGCGTCCTTGGCCTTGCAGCTGAGATCGGCGAGCAGTTGGCAGACCTCGACATCCGACCCGGGCATCTTAGCGCACTCGACAGGGTCGCCGTCGACGGACCAGACGATGCCTCCGTTCACGCCGGGGTCGATAGCCACTAAGAGGGATGCCATTGGTAAAGACTCTTTAACGAGGATACGGGGACAAGCGGAAAAGATTGGCGACGCGGAAGGCGTAGTCGTTAGGGCGGAAGGCACGCTCGCGGGCGGCGGTCCAGCCGACGTTCCAGACGAGGGCCATCTGTTCGGGGGTCGGGTTGGTCATGCCGATGCGGTGGAAGTTCGACCTGATCCAGCGGAGGTGCGAAGCGGCGACCATGTCCTGGGCGGTTGCGTCGCGCCACTTCGACCAAGGGAAGAAGTAGTGGCCCTCGGCCTTGAGGCGGGCTGACGCGTCGTCCCATGCCTCCTTGCCGACCTGATACATCCCGCGTTCACCGGCCTTGCCGATGGCGCGGCGGTTGTGCCCGGACTCGACCTCGGCCACGGCGGAGAGGAAGGCCGCGTCGGTCTTGGCTTGGGCGTTGAGGCCAAGCAGGAGCAGGGCGACGACGGAGAAGCGCTGGTTAAGGGTCATACGCTCGGCTTGCTCTCCTTGGCGGCTTGCCATCCGTAATACGAAGCCCACCAGCGGTCGTGGTCGAACTCTTCGGCCATCTCGTTGGGACCGACTTCCAGCATGGACTTGTGCAGAGCATCCCCGGCCTTGCGGAGCCGCTCGACCTCGGCCTTGAGGCGGGCGTTCTCGGCAATAGTATCATCGAACAATGCTCGGTTGAACTGTGCGTGTAGTTCACTCACATCGACACGGAGGCTTGCCAGACGATACCGCTCGGCTTCGGCCTTGAGTTCGGCGTAGTCCTCCCACGCTACCCATCGACCTTCAAATGCTTCGACCATACTTGCCGAATAATCGAATTCGATTTCACCGCAAGGGTCGCCATTGGAGATGTTGACCATCTCCTCGTTGTATCGCTTCGGTTCGCTCACGACTGCACCCCCTTGGCCTTTCGTAGAAGTTCAGCAAACTCCCAAGCCCGAAGGTCTTGTCTTTCGTGGCGTTCATCAAGGTCGATGATAGTCAAATCAATGGCCTTGGTCAGCCGCTCGACCTCGGCCTTGAGGCGGGCGTTCTCGGCCTTGAGTTCTTCGATACTCATACGCGGCGGGGGACTTGTGATCCGGCGACCTCGAAGCCGTCGAGCTCGTAGGAGTAGGTGATGCCGACCCAGCCACCGGCGGCAGCGTAAGCCTGGAGCGATACCTTTACGGCGCCGTCTTCGTGCAGGGCTTCGTGATAGTGGTGCAGGAGCTTCTTCATGCGCTCGGACTGGATGGCGGTCTTAGCGGAGCAGATGTCCCCGGTCATGATGCGCTCGTTGATTTCATAGACCTCGGAGAGCAGGGCGACCATCCCGTCGAGGTGGCGGAAACTACTCATGGGGATGGGCGTCGGGGATGATGGCGCCGCGGATGATGCGGCTTTCCATGTCGGCGATAACTCGCTCATTGTGCATGGCGACGGCGTAGGCCCGGTCGTGCTTGGCGATCCAATGCTCGCGGGAGTGGGAGAGCCGGGTGACCTCCTGACGGAGCAGGCGGTTCTCATCGTCGGTCTTGTCGGCCAGAGCCCGCAGCGCGTTGCAGTTGCGGTGCAGCTGACGGGCGATGCTCCAGGGGAACAGCCACCAGAGGCGGGGGAGGGAGTCGGGTCGGATGATGGTCATGGGTTGGTAGGGGCGGTGGGATGGGTCAGGCATCAGCGGTAGTTCTGGAACTTAAACGAGGATATGTCCCGCTCGCGGTATTTGCGGACGAGGTGGCCGTTGTTCGACAGCCAGCGGTAGACGGTGCAGGAGTTGACGCCGATGGCCTTGGCGGCGGCGAGTGCGCTGCCGGTCTTCTGGTATACCGGGAGGACGGTGTTGTGCCAGTTGCTCTTATCCCAAGAGAAGAAGCGGCGGCCGTTGTTGTTAAGCATACGGCGGCCTAGTACCTTCAGCCAGGAGCAGATCGTGACGCCCGAGACGCCGAGGCGGGAAGCCACGTCTTCGGAGTTAAGGCGCTCGCGTTCGTCGAGCTGCGGGAGCATGGCCTCGAACGCCCGGATGCGGTCGTGCTTCAGTTTGCTCATCTTCACGCCGTTGATTTCGTGCGTGGCCTTGAGGCCGCGGGGGAAGTGTCCTTTAGGCATGGTCTTACTTCTGGCGGCGGTAAGGACCGCGCTTGTTGAGGTTGACCCACTGCGTCCCGGTGATGTCGAGCCACTGACGGAGGGTGCACACGGTCGTGTCCAGGGCGGCGGCGGCATCGGCCTGAGACTTGCCAGCGGCGTTGAGCGCGGCGATCTGCGGGAGGATGGCCTGTAGGCGTCGGGCGGCGTATTCGGCCATCGGGCGCTTGAGGGGGATGACGCGACCGGCGAAGGTCAGCGTCTCGGTGTAGGGGTGGTTGGCGTTGGGCATGGTGGGTGGGAAGTCTTAGTGCTGGTCGATGATGGTCAGGAGGTCGGGGCCTTCGGCGAAGAAGACGATGACCGTGGCGATCAGCGCGGCGAGGAGGAGGAGCTTGATGAGGTTCATGGTTTGGGCTAGGAAAGCACCTTGCCCGACTGTTCCACATTCGTCAAGCACCTTTCCGCAAATACCCTGTGACCCCACTCAAGGGGTCAGGGCAATTCGTGTCCCTCGGGTCATCGAGGCCCGCCATGAACGAGCGTACCCCTACCCGACTGAGTTCAGTTTGCTCCTAGGGTCGCCTCCGTCAAGGGGCAATAGACCCCTCTGGCTTGCCCTAGGAGGCGTTTTGACGGCGGGAGCGTAAGAAGACCGCCACCCCTACCCCAAGACACCCCACCGCCAAGGCCCAGCCAAGGTCGCGGACGGACTTTAAGGCCAAGGTCGCCGTGCTCATGTTGCGCTCGAGGTCGGCCGAGTCGGACTTCAGGCCCGCGTCCGTCACGATCATGACCAGGGCGTCGGTCGATTGCAGTTGGTCGAGGACATACCCGGCGATGTAGGCCGACGACAGGGCCGAGACTCCCGCAAAGCCGGTGAGCAGAGTGACCGCCAGCAGGAGGTTACCGCTTCCGCTTAGTGACTGCTTTGCCTTTGCCATGGGGTTTGGGTTTACCGACGACCGCGGCGACTTCCTTCTCTCCGCGGGCCTTGATGTATTTCATCAGGTAGTCCAGACACTCGGGGGCCGCGTAGCCGGCCGCACCGACGACGGCCATCCTCAGGCCCGGGCTTTGGATGTGGTCTTGGATGCCGTAGCCGACCAAGGCCGCGGTGATCGCGGCGGCGAGGACACGGCGCACGACCCAGCCCAGGGACACGGGTTCGGTCGAGAGCAGGAGGCGGGCCGTCATGGCAAGGCCGCCAAGGACTGAGGCGACGATGCCGTCCTTCAGCTCTTTCGGCAGGGACTCGGGGTCGATAGGCGGAGGGGGCGGGCTCACGAGATGCGAGGCGGCTTAGAGTTGGGCGAGATGAGGACGCGGCGGTAGTCCTGGGCCCAGAGCAGGGCGGCGAGGTCTTTGCCGGCGCGGTCGACTTGGGGCTCGCTGAGTTCGGGGAAGGTCAGGTGAATCTGCTCGTGGCAGAGGACTTCGAGCTGACGCTTGGCTCCGAGGCGGGGGTCAATCTCGATAAGGTTCTCGCCGATTGTGGCCTGACCCCATGCGCGCTCCTTGCCGAGTTTGCGCCAGATGACCTTGGCTCCCTTATTCTTGCGGCGGCTCATCTGTGGGAGAGGGCTTGTTCACCGAGTCCCTAACGCGGTCAGCCAGCCACCAGAGACCGAGTCCGCAGGAGATGACGATGGTCGCACCGGCTGCATACTCGAACCAGGGCGAGTCGATTATGAAAGGCACCGATCCGCAGAAGGCTCCGCAGAGTAGCAGGGGCAGACCGATACGCGGGCCGACGAATGCGGTCGTGAGCGCACCGATGACGGCAAGGCCAGCACCGACGAGCGTCCACGTCTGGGCGGAGGCGTCCTTCTTCACGCGCTCGACCTCCTTAGTCAGCTCGACGATGCGGGCGTCCTTCAGCTGCGAGACGCGGGCGGCTTCCTTCTGGTCGGCCTCGAGTTTCTCCCACGCCTTGTTGACGGCGGTGGCGAGTTTGCGTCCGAACTCCATCTGCTTGGCGTAGTCGATGGGGTCGGCCTTGGTAGCCCGGGCCACGGCGAAGGCTACGTCCGCCTCGGGGGGCGGGGGCAGATAGGACTGAGCGAGGCGAGACTCCGCGACGACGACCTTCGGCTTGTCGGCGTTCTTCTCGATGGCGACGAGCGCAGCGCCCACGCGGTGATCCGTCTTGTCGAGGTCTTTGCCTAGGGTCTGGACGGCGTCAGGCTTGGTCGGGGCCGGAGGCTGGACAGGCAGGGGAGCGTCGGCGGGCTTGGACTTGCACCCAGCCAGGGCCACGAGGGCGATGACTAGGAGCAAGCGCACGGCTTACTTGCCCTTGAGGGCGTCGAGGATGGACTTGCCCTTGGCTTCCAGTTCGGAGGCTTTAGCGGCGTGCTTGCGGAAGACGAGGGCTCCGGCGATGAAGCCAACGAGGAGGGCGATGAGGTGGGTGATCATGGTGTTATTCGGAAATGAGTTCGACGCGGACGAGAGGGCCGAGGTCGGCGGGGGTCTGCGGGGTGTCGAAGGTTACGCGGATTTTGCTGTAACCGTCGAACATCACAGGCTCTCCGTTGAAAGCGGGGAAGACGGCCTGAACCATGGCGTGGAAATCCACGACGGTTACGAGAGTTGAGATTAGGTAGGTATAGTTCATTATGCTTGAGACCAGAAGACCTTGCTGCCGAAGTTGCCCATGCCGAGAGGAGTTACTGCACTAGCAGTTTGCTCAACGACTTCGCAGTAGAAGTTAGAGTTTTCTGCTGTGCTGGTCGAGGGGCCTCCAGTGCTGGTCGCGACTTGCGAGTCGTTGACCCAGAGGGTGACGTTGCCAGTGCCGTCGGAATACATTTTCCAATCAAAGACCTGTCCGAGGACCGGCGTGAATGAGGATGTCGTTTCCGTAAGTACGGATCCGGTGCTGACCGTCATAACAAGGGCAACAGACCCTCCACCAGCGACACGCCATCCGATGCCGGGGTCTGCAGCCTGCATGCCTCCAGTGCCTGCGGAAGAACGACCGCCAAGCATTACTCGGGCAGTGCAGTTTGCGTCACCGTTTAAGCCGCTGGTCGTCTCGGCGAACTGACCGAGAACGGTTCGACCACTTACCCAAATTTTATTGTTCCATTTGCGAGCGTGAGATGAAGATCCACGTGTCATTGCGGCCATGCCAATGCCGCTAAATGAGTAGTCAAAAATATACATCCCATATCCTGCCACTGTAGCATTGGGACTGCGGATGGCGTGCCAGCGTTGGCTTCCGAACGTGAACGTAGAAGCCGCACCGGTACCGCTCGTAGCGACATTCCCACCACCGAAGAGATTGATGTAACCAGGATACATCAGCATCTCGCGGGTCGTGTCGGGCGTCATGCCGAGCGTCGAGCTCGAGGGACGCAGGGCTTCGTCGACGGTGGCGAGTTCGACCTTACCAGCGGCGGTAGTCGAGGCGGAGGGGACTTCCTGCTGCACGAACGCCGTAGTCGCCAGCGCCGTGGTGTTGTTGCCAGCGGTCTGCGTGACGCCGATTGTGCCGGTCGGCAGGGAGGGCGTGCCGGAAAAGGTCGGGCTTGCCAAGGGCGCCGCCCCAGAGACGTCAGCCACGGCCAGCGTGATCGCACCCGTGCGGCCAGCGACCGAGGTCACAGGGGCGGAGGTGAGGTAGCCCGCCGGGTTCGAGCTGAGCGGGTAATACAGTCCGTTGGCGACAGTCGTGGTCGAGTAGTCCGCAGCCGTGGCCGTGGCCATCGTGCCTAGGCCGAGGTTAGTGCGGGCCGTGGAGGTGCTGGCCAGCCCGCTCAGGTTGTCCGCCTTGAGCAGGAAGTCGGAAGAGCCAGGATAGGCTACGGTCTGCGTGACGCCGTCAGGGTACTTGATGCCGGTGGGGCTCAGGCGAATAACTTCATTGGAGTTATTACGCATCGAGAAGACATTGCTGTCTAAACGAGTATCATAGCCAACGCCGCTTCCGGGTACACTGATGGCGTAGTTGCCCGGGTTGTCAAAGGTAGCCAAGCCCGTGAAAGTCGGGCTGGCCTTGGGGGCATACGTCGTCGCCGCGTCAGCCGAGGTCAGCAGGCCAAGCGCAGAGTAGGTCTTGTTCTTCCAGAGGTCGGTCGAGGACTCGTAAGCCAGGAGGTCGTTGTTGGCCAGCGTGCCGATGGACACGTCGTGGATTTCGCCAAGCTCGTAGCCGTTCTGGACAGCCACGAGGATAGTCCCAAGGGTCGGATGCGAGCGGATGACGATGCCGACGTAGACGAGATGCTGAGGGGCGGAGGGCTTGGTGGTCGTCCAAGAGCCAGCCACCGTCGGGGACAGATACAGCTGCACACCTTCGGTCAGGGCGGACGTGTCGATGTTTTCCAGTTCCCCGCGCACGATGACGTAGCCCGTGCCGTTGTTGGCGATGGCCGTCTTGACGAAGCCGATGGTCTGGGCGGAGTTCGCGTCGTTGTTAGCCTGGGCCAGCGTGATCAGGGGCTTGTTGCCCGTGGCGCCGGAGATGTAGACGATGGAGCCAGCCGCGATTGTCGAGCCGGACTGGTTGCGGACTTCGACCTCTAGGTTGCGGGCGACCGCCGTGCCACCAGCGAGAGCGGACTGGACGAAGGCGGTCGTCGCGAGGGAGGTATCGTTGTCGCCGAAGGTCGCCGTCGGGGCGGTCGGGTTGCCCGTGAAGGCGGGGGAGGCGAGCGGGGCGTAAGCCGAGAGGTCAATCGACAGGTTGCCGGTCGTGACCGACAGGGGCGAAGAGACGCTGGTGATGTAATCGGGGGTGGTCGTTACCACATCCCAGGCGCCGTTCTTTCGGGCATACTGCGAGCCGTCCGAAGGGGCGTCGTTGACGACAGCCAGGGAGCCTAGGCCGAGGTTGGTGCGGGCCGTGGAGGTCGAGGCTAGGTCGCTGAGGTTCGAGGCCTTCGCAAGGTAGGCCGTCAGCTGAGAGGTCGTGAAGGCAGTTGTCTGGACACTGGCGTCAGGGAACGTGATGCCGACGGACGGCTGGATCGTAAAGGAGCCGGAGGTTGCGTGTGTCAGCGACAGGGAGGTCGGCGTCAGGTTCGCGACGTTGGCGCCGGAGCCCTGCGCCGTGATGCCGGCAAAGGTGGGGGAGGACAGAGAGCCGAGCCCAAGGTTGTCCCGAGCCGTGGCAAAGTTCGTCAGGCTGCCGAGGTTGTCGGCCTTGGTCAGGTAGGGCGTAAGCGAGGAGGCAGTCAGGAATCCGCTCGGGTTACCCGACAAAGGATAGAATCCAGCCGTCACCCAAGACTCGGTTGCCAAGCCCGTCAGGTTGACCGTCACCCAGTCGGTCGCGTAATCGACGCCCGAGGTCTTCTGAAGGAACTGGCCAGAGGTGCCGCCGGCAGGCAGGCCGATACCAGCAGGGCCAGCAGGCCCAGGGACGCCGACGCTGCCCGTCAGGGTGCCAGGGACGATGCCCGAGATGGTGCCCGAGATGGTGGACTGGTCAGCGGAGAATACCCCCGAGATTGTCCCGAAGGTCGAAGCCGTCGAGGTGATCGTCGCGTCGGGCATGGCTTAGACGGTGACGGAGTCGATGACGTTGACGCGGAAGAGTTCGGTGCGCGAGATGGTCGAGCCCGGGAAGACGAACTTGATGTCCCACTTGCCGAGGCCGATCGCCCAGTCAGCGGTCGAGCCCGGGTAGGTCACCGTAAAGGACAGGCCGTCTCCGGCCTTGGTCACCGTCATCGCGTAGACGTTGTTCTGGCGGTCTTCGAGGGACGAGCTGATGGTCGTCGTCAGGAGGTTGGCCGGACCCGTCGCCCCGGGCGTCCAGGTAAAGGTGCAGGCGAAGGTGTTACCCTGCGAGACGGTTACTTGATTAGTGCAGCTCATCGGGTCTTAACCTTGCCCCGATTGGAAGGGGGGGGGGTTAAAGGTCGAAGGAATCGACGGCGTTAGATGGAGTAATGCTTTGGAAACTGCCCTCTAGTCCATCTAGTGCGCTGTAATCCATCGTGTAACTAACTGAATCAATAACAACAGTTCGGCCCACCCAATAGTTTTGCACCTCTACATCATCGAGGAGGTTTTGTGAATATGTTCCAAGAGGGTCTGAGTTTAAGCTACCGATTTTGAAAACAGAAAGTGGGGCAGGTCCTCCAGGGCCTGGGGAGGCATAAGGCCCTACAAATTCTGTTTGAGGGTTGCCGCTTCCATCCGTCCAATTATAAAGATAAAACCAACTAGAAGCCCTAAAGAACGTATTTGCCTGAGAAATAAAAGCGTTAGAGCTAAACAAATTGTGAGATCCTTGCGTCGATGAGAAGGGTCTAAAGATAGGCGTGCGGCATCGTCCCCAAGTGGAGTATTGATCAGAGCCTCCAATCACAAAGCCCATCAGATGCGGGCGTAGTAGTAGCGCGCCGTTTGTCCGTTGACCTTGATGCGGTCACCCCAGAGGGAGCCGTTGACATATTGATGCAGGGTCCAGACGGTCGGGGCCGAGACGTTGTCCACGTCTACCTTGGCAAGCAGGACATACCCATTTGTGTCGGTGTCCGTCAGTTCGACATTTGACGAGATAACCTTAGGGTAAGGTGTGTTCGAAATGCTCGGGTCCGGGAAGGCGAAGGGCGCCGCGGCATCGGGACCGGCTCGGAGATAGACCCAAGACTCCTTGGTCGAGGTGTTGAACGTCAGGACATTCGTTGGAGGCGTAGGGACGCCGGATGTCGTGCTGTCCAGCAGCTTCTCGACGCCACCGATGACATCGTCCATCTCTGGGACTAGGTTGTTTAGCGTCCCGGTAATGACTTGAAAGCGGATGGCGCCGCTGACGACGCCCACAATCTTAACCTTAAATGGATGGTCGGGGGAAGAGTTAGTGGCGGACGGAAACGGATCAGACGTGTCCAGCGTGAAGCCGTGCGAGGACGAGTCGAAGTTATAGCCGACTCCGGGTTGAATCTTCATTAGGCAGGAGCGTAGACCGCCGAGTTGTAGCCTTCGCGGTTGAAGCGCAGCTCATACTGGACCTTATAAAGCAGGCCGAAGTCTTCGAAGGATACCTGAGCCAGGAGCAGTTGTTTTTTGCCGCTGATCTCGAAGGCCGTTCCCATGTAAGTCGGCACTAAGTCCTTTGACGCAAAGGAGCCGTTGCCGGAGGTCTTGCCAACCGCGTTCCTTAAGTTGATGACTAAGGCCGAGCTGCTAGTGTAGAAAACGCCGGACAGTGAACACTGCGGGGCAAGGTAGTTGGTCTTGCCGTAGAAGTCCTTGAACTCGGGCTTCTTGAACCCGAGGAACTTCCGGCCGATAGCGGCTTCAAACGTGGCGCCATTGTTGCCCTGGTATTCGCTCGTAGCACCAGCGACCGAAGGGTAAGCAGGGGTCGCAATCGAACCAGTGCCCACGCCCGCAATCGGTGAGCCAGAAAAACCAAGCGCCGTGGCCGTCTCGAAGAAGTTCGGGTGGGTCGTGATGTGCTCAGAGGTCAGGCCTTGCGAGCCGGTAATCTGCGGATCGGTCGAGGCGCCGTAGCCAGGGTTGATGCCCACATAGTCCACCGAGTAGGTAGCGATGCCAAGGTTTTCGAAAGATACTGAATACTTGTGAGCCTTGCAGTATGAGTAGGCCCCCTGCGGGCAGGCCGACCCACGGTTAATCGTGCCACCGATGGACGCCGTGATTGCGGCCTTGAAGACGATGGTGCCCGTGGCGAGTCCGTAGCCATCCTCTTGGAACTTTGCCCCAGGCTGTTGGAGTACGGTGGTGAGGTTGTTGCCAGTGTCGACGCGTGCCATAAATTATTTGGATTGGGTGCCCTTGGTGAAGTCTGCGGACATGAAAGGATTACGATCCACGAGGTTCTGGAGAAGCCCGGTCTGCTTGCGCTGCTCTTCAAGCTGGGCGTTCATGGCCTCCATGACCGGATTAGGTCCGACGCCGATGACGTTTCCGAAGCCTTCCGGGCCTTTGAAGTCTTTGGTTACATTTGCAGACGGAGTGAGGCCGGTTGCTTTAGATTCCTTGGCGATTAAGCCCTGAACTTCGTTTTGAATCTTAGGGTCTAAGGCAATCTGACCCCGAATGAAAGACGACTCAATAACCACACCACGCTTTTTCATTTCACGAGATACAATTTCATCGGCGGCGTCTGTTTCAAGGAACTCCTCGGTTGTCTTAATCCTTTGAATCTTTGCGGCCTCAGTGTCTTGGGCGGCTTTTTTCTCATTGTTTTTCTTGTTAGCCCAATACTTATCTTCAGCAGACATCAGGGCGTTAGTACCGTCGATAGCGGCTTGATTAGCGTCTTCTTGCTTCTTTTGGTTGTCCGCAATAATCTTGCCAATAAAGCCGATGGCAGCGCCTAGCAACGCCATAGGCCCAAGGAAGGAAAGGAAGATGTCCTTGAATGACGTGCTGAACTTCTTCTGGATGTCCTCGACCTGTTTACCAAAACCAGTCGTCGCCTGCTTGGCCTTGTCCATCGCCTGCGGGACGTCGGAGGTCGTCTTGATGTTGACTGTCAGGTCTTGGGCCATGTCAGGGGGTGCTTTCCTTTGCAGGATTGGAAGCAGCCGCGGCGGCCTCCTTGGCTTCCTCCTCGGCCATGAAGGCTTCCTCCTCGGGCGACATGATCGCCACGTCCGCACCCTTGCGGATAGCCAGGGCGGAGTTGAGCCAGATGGCCTGACACTCGGGCATCTCCCAAGCCCGCTGCTCTGGGAGGCCAGACGCGATCAGGTTGGCCACGATGGACAGCGGCCAAGGCACCCCCTTGTCTCCGCCCCCTGACTTGGTCTTAGTCTGCTCCCAGAACTTGGGCCAGTCTTGGACGAGGATATAACCGGCGAAGGCTTCCAGCAGGCGCTCGAACTTGGCGGGGTGATGGCTTAGGGTGACGATGCGCAGTCGGTCACGCCAGCCCACCTCCCCTAGCTGCTCTTCGGCGCATACTTGGCAGGCGAAGATAAGGTCGGCGGGGGTGATGCCGCGGGAGCCGGTGACCAGCGGGGAGTCGAAGGCCATCAGGCGCACGCGATACTTGAGGCACCAGGGGTAAAGAGTTCGACCCAGAATCCTGAAAGGAGCCGGGTCGACGTAGGCGTTGAGGAAGCGGCGGTCCACTGTCCTCTAGACTGCCCCCTTTTCGGGGGTGTCAATTAGGCAGGCGTGATGCCTTCGTAATCAATCGCCGTGATCGTGACGGCGGTGAAGCCCTTGTTCGAGCCCTTGTCGTCAATCTTGGTGATGGTGCCGACAAAGGAAACAGAGGCGGCTCCGCTAGGATAGGCGGAGGCGGTGTTCACCGTGAAGGAAAGGGCGGCGCCGAGGGTGGGCATGGTCGAGGTCTTGGCGATGCCTTCGATGGTGATCTCGCTCTTGCGGTCGTCGAGGCGGTGCGTCTTGGTCAGGCCCGTCTCGTCGACAACAGTGGCTTCGGCGTTAAAGGAGGACGAGAGGCTGTAGCTCTGGACGAAGAGGTTGGTGACAGTACCAGCGACTCCGTAGATACAGGTCGTTCCGTTTGAGATGGCGGCCATTTGTATTTGCGGGCTTTGGAATTGGCTTAGGCGGGCAGGACCACCAGCACGTCAAACGAAAAGGAAGTCGCCCAGGAACGCTCGTCGATGCCTTCGTCTTCGGACTGCATCGTGACGTCGTAACAGGCCGCGTCGGTCGAGGCTACGAAGGCCGCCTTGATGCTGGTAAGGTCACGCATATTGCCGGACAGGGCGGCGCAGCGGGCGCGGTGATCGGCGAGGGTCGTGTCGTCGGCGTTCGAGAACAGGGTGATGCGGACTGAGCAGCTGAAGTTGCCTTCGCCCTCGGGGAGGTCGGCAGGGCTGCGGGCCGACTCGCAGAGGACCACGGCCTTGGGCAGGGTCTGGGTCGCGGCGCTGTCCCCCGTCAGGAAGGCCACGGAGGTCAGCCCGGTCTGGGTGGATAGGTAGGTGGCCAAGGTGGCCTCTACGATGTGGCGGATGGATTTGGTTCCCATAAAGGTTAGCGGCGGTTGGCGCGCTGGATGGTGCTGTTCATGTGGCGCTCAAAGCGGGCCTTCATCTGCTTGACGCGGTTGGCGTAGACGAGGCCGAGCACGTCCGCATCGGTGGCGATGCCGTTCACGTTGCCCTGCGTATTGGTCACGCTCAGCTCGACGACCTTCTCGTTAGCCGTCATGGTGTTTGTCCCGCGCACCTGGTTGTGCCGGTTAATCCAGGCCACCTTGAGCAGCTGAGTCCCGAAGTCTTTAGGCACGCCATTGATAACTGGCTTAGGCAGGGAGCGCAGGGCCGAGGCCCAGCCCGCCTTGATCATGCCGACCATGGCTTGGCGGTCGCGGATGTATTGGTCGAGGTCGGACTTGGACTCGACGAGCATCTTGAGTTTGACCGGGCGAACGGCCTTGCCGATGCGGCCTCCGAATTTGCCCTTGATGCGGTTATGCGGAGGACGCAGCTCCTGGACAAACCCTTGGCCGTAGTCGGTCATGACAGGGTTGGTCGTGTTAAAGTAGTTCTTAGCCTTCTTAAACGCCCGGTCATAGTCGCGGTCGTTCGCGATCTTGCGCATGATGGGCGGGAGGTTCTTCAGCGCCTGGAGCGAGCCCTTGCCGATGACCTTGTTGAACAGGCCGATGTCATTGGTCTTGGTGGCGTAGGCCAGCTGATTGGTCAGGAGAGATGCGGCGGAGTTGGCGCTACGGTCGTTGGCGGCCACGAACATCTTCTTAATGTCTCCGGCCACGGCGTTGTCGCCCGCCACTTGGGCCGCCTTGGATAGGCCACGGCCTCCGCCCTTGGGCAGGGGAGGGGTGAAGGTCGCCGCGTCTTGGCAGGCAAGGGCAGCTTGTTCAAGCGCCGCGTCCCGCATGGTCTGCCCGGTGTTGGCCGCGAACTGACGCAGGGCGGCGATGAACTCAGCCTGAGACTTCGGACTGATGCTGACCGACACCACGGCCTTGTTACTGGTTATCGTCGATGACGACGAGCGTGATCCATGCCGACCCGGGCTTGTAGGTCTGGCTGGTGATGCGGACGGTCTTCCCGCCGGCCACGATCTTCTTGCCCTGGCCTAGGCTGGCGATGGGGACGCCTGCCGACAGTAGGGCCGCCGATGCCCCAATAGACCCGTCTGGCTGGCTCCAGGAGGCCGTTACAGCGGGGAGCCTGACCGAGTATTGGGTCCGCTCCATATACCCCCCTGCTTCGAGCACGGTCTGGACCGCGGGGTCGGAGATAAGGCAGGAGAAGGTGATGGCACCAGAGTTGGCCGACCCGGCCACGCCGAAGTCCGCCACCATCTCTTTGGCGTCGTTGAGAAACTCGGTTCCGTAGAGGCTCATCCTATACTTGCCCGGATTGGTAGGGGGCACAAAAAAAGGCCCCCATTGCTGGGAGCCTCGTTTGTTTGCCTTGCGGCGGCTGATTAGGCCGTGGTGAGGCGGTTGAGCGAGGTCGCGCGACCGACAGCGGCACCGAAGAGCAGCGTGGCGGTGACGTTGTAGTAACCGCTCTGCTCCTGGCCCATGAGGACCTGGACGCCGAGGCCGGTGTCGGCGTCGACAGCGTTGGCGACTTCGAAGCCCGGGATTTCGGACATCGGGAGGGCCGAGGCGACAGCGATGGCGTCAGCGCCGCACGAGAAGCCAGCGAGGCTTTCCGCGTTGGCAGGGAGGCTGTTCCACTGGTAGACCGAGGCGCCAGCGAGGGTGCCGATCTGGCCGGAGGTCAGGATGCCAGCACCGAGGACGGAGTTGCCGATGATGGTAGCGTCGCCGAGGAGGCCGTTGGCGTAGGTCGGGTTCAGGATGAACGCGCGGGGTTCAGCGGCCTTGGCGGCGTCGAGCACGCCCTTGGAGGCGACGACTTCAGCGTAGGTCAGCGCGGCGCCGGTGTTCGTGCCAGAAGCGAAGTTCGCGACGGTGATGAGCGCGCCGATTTCGGCGAGGCACTTTTCAGCGAGGGCGTTGGCGGCGGTCGGGACGAAGGCGTTCGAGAGGAACTGAGCGCCATACATCTTGACGTCGAGGGGCGAGAAGCGGCTCGACACCTTGAAGTGCTTGAGGGTGACGTTGGCGGCGGTGATCGTCGCGTCGTCCTGGGTGAGGTAGCCGCCGGTCGAGAACTCGGTGGCGGTGGAGGTGCCGATCAGCGGAACCTGGACCGTCTTGCCGGCGCCGGATTCGGCAGCGGTGAAGACGGACGAGAAGGCGCGGAGGGCCGGGAGCTTGCCCTTGAGGGAAGCGATGACGCTTTCAGCGAGGATGCTGGGAGCGACTGCGATGGAGTTAGCCATGATGTGTTAGGATAGGGTGAGGGTTGAGGGAAATTAGATGCAGGCCTTGATGATGGCGTGCTTATGAGCGGCGAAGTATTCGTTGCGCTCTTTGGAGCCGACCGCCAGGGACATGAAGGTGGCGAGGTGGTCGACGGCCTCGGCGGTGGGTTTGCCATCCGCGGGGCTGAGTTCGACCGGGGAAACGCCGACGGAGGCCACGATCTTGGCGGCTTCCTTGGAGGCGCTGACCTTGCTGGCTTCGTGCTCGGCGACGAGGGCCTTGAAGGACTCGGACTCCTTGACGGCCACTTCGAGGGCGGCGGTCAGTTCGGCGAGCTTGGCGTCCTTGGACGCGGCTTCGACCTTGAGGCTTTCGAGTTCGGCAGAGACGCCGACCGTCATCTTCTCGACAGTGGTGCGGAGGTCGTCGCGCTCGGCGGTGAGGCCAGAGACAGCGGCGGTGGCGGCGAGGAGTTGCTCTTCGATGGTCATCTTAGATTTGCGGTTAATGGAATTAGAACGAACGCAGGGCGTCGTTGAAAGAGTCGGCCAAGCCTGTGACCAAGCCCTGGGCGGCGGCTTGCTTGCCGGAGAAGACCTGGCCTTCCATGGCCTCGGCCTTCACCATCTTGCGCTTCATGTTCACGGCTTCCTTAAACTCGGCGTGGATCGTGTCGACGCCCTCTTGAAGGTTGCCGAGTTGGCCTTCGTCGAGGGACGTGCCTTCGATGCCCGCGCCCTTGAACTTGCCGGACTTGATGACGACCATCTTGATGCCGGCCATCTTGGCGGCTTCGGAGTAGTCAGGGATGGCCATATAGACGCCGATGCTTCCGACCGTGGAGGACGGGCTGGCGACGACGCGGTCAGCAGCCGAGCCAATCCAATAGGCGGCGGAGGCCATTTCTGAGTCGGTGTAGGCGAGGGTAGGCTTGCCGAAGTTGCGGACCTTGTTGGCGAGTTCCTCGACGCCGGTGACCGTGCCGCCAGGGGAAGAGATTTGCAGGGCGACCTTTTCGACCTCGGGGTTCGCGGCAAAAGCGTCCAGGGCCTCGGAGACTTCATTCACGTCCACGGCGCCCATCATCTTTTCGAGAGGGGACAGGCCCTTGCCGATCACGCCGACGACCGGGATGATGCCGATGCCGTCGACGACGTAGGGCTTAGGGGCCACGCCGAAGAGCTGCGCGAGCATATCGGTAAAGCCGAACTTCTCGGCTAGGACAGCGTGGTCCTTGGCCTTGGTCGGGTCGATGAGGAGGGGCTCGCGGCCCGACAGTCCGTTGGTAAGGAAACGCATGGTCTTAGGAATTGGGTTGGTCGAGCTCTTCGGGCTCTTCCTGGTCAGCGGGTTCGTCCTCCATCTCGGGGGACTCGGGGCCTTCCATGACATCGCCGCTGATCGTGCCGACTGGGGTGTTGGACGGACGGAACAGCAGTTCAAACGGGATGCCGTATTGTTCGGCCAAGTCCTTGATGTGGACCATATCAGAGGCACGCTTGGCCATCTCGGTGCGGAAGTCTAGGCCGCGCTGGGCGTAGAGTTCGGACATGGACAGCAGGCCCATCTCGACGTCGGCTCGGTCGTTCGCGGCTTCGCGGCCAGCGTCGACGGTGACGGACTTCGGGGTCGTCCAGGATACGCGGTTCCAATCCGGGTCGTCAGGGAGTTCGCCGGCGGCGATGCCTTGGCCGATGATGTAACCCCACGTCGGAACGCAGAAGTTCTCGATCATGATGGTCTGGTACTTCGAGAAGACGCGGCCAGCCTTGGCGGTGATGAGGCGGACGGTGGCGCCGCCCAGCTTGGAGGAGTCGCCGACAAACTCGTAAGGCAGCACGCCTTGGGAGATGTCGCGTTCCAGCGCCGCGAGGAAGCCGGTGAAGGTGGCGTTGGGGCGGTTGCTCTGGAAGGACGTCATGTCCTCCCCGGGCTCAAGGGCGATGAGTTTGCCGCCCATCGTGTTGGCGAGGTTGGCGTAGGAGCCGGTTCCCGTTGAGCCAAGTTCGTTGGCCATGTCGCCGTCGATGATGCCGCCCGCCTTCTTGATGATGCGGGTGACGTCGCCGTTGTCCTTCACGGCCTGCTTCTCGAGGGCGAGGATTTCCATCTCGTCCTGAATGCTGTTGATGCTGTGCTGGAGAAGAGGGACGCCACGGGCGCCGGACGCATACTCCTGGTCGACCACCATCATCATCGACTGAGCGAGGATCTGGCGGGACGAGCCGTCGGAGCGGTAGATGTTCACGGCGATGTATTCGCCATACGGACCGAACTGGATGCCGTCGTGCATACCCTCGGGCACCTTGCCTTCCAGAGGGTCGCCGACGCGGTGGGCTTCCATCAGCTGGAGTTTCGCTTCACCGGTGCCGTTACGCACCTTGGCGGCGAACGAGTCACCGTCGCGGATCATGCCGCGCAGCAAGATGGACTGAGCCTGATAGAACGAGAAGCGGTTCGTGATGTCGATGCGCTTGGCCTTCTCGGCGAAGTAAGCCTCATAGCGTTCCTGCATCTCAGGGGTCGACGCGTGGCTCTGGGGCTTGATGCCGTCGCCAACGGTGTAAAGGCAGATGTCCGCAAGGATTTGCTTGAACAGCCCGGAGTTACGCTCGGCCCAGCGGCACTTGCGGACCATCGTCAGGCGGTCGTAAGGGGTCAGGTCACGGCGAAGGTCACGGGGCTCCGCGCCATAGGCCGCACGGCGGGCACGCGTCACGCCGATGCTCTGCCAATCGCCGTAGGAAGCCTGCGGCTGCGGGGCGGAGGGCGTAGCCTTGGGCGTCTTGGGACGCAGGCTGACGGTCTTAATCTTCTTGCGGATGGCCATGGAAAGTTAGTCCTGACGGTTCTGCCAGTCGGTCGAGATGATCGTGCGACGCGAGCCGTAAGTCGCCGGGTCGAGGCGGCTGAGGGCGAACATGGCTTCGGCGAGCATCTCCTTCGGGGGCATGGCGAACTGCTTGGACGCGGACGAGCCGGAGTCGGAGTAGGACATCAGGGTCTTACCTTCGGTGATCATGGAGACCGCCTTGGCTTTGATGTCTAGGAGTTCGCACTCCGTAAGTCCGATAAAGAGTCCAGAGGCCATTTAAACTTGCCGAGAATGGAAGCCGTAAGGGGGGTGCGCCGCCCAGCCCACGCCATGAGTCTCTTCCTCCCACGACACTAAACGACGCACCCTTGCATATAGCGTGCCAAGGGTCATGACGGTTGCAAGTCGGTTTCGGCAGTTTCCCGCCCAGCGATGCCCCAGCGGACGGCCGCCAGCAGGGCGAGGATTTCGCAGTCCATGGCGTGGTTGTCCTTCTTGCCCTGGGGAAGTATCCACATTGGTTTGCCCGTCCGCTTGTCCTTGATGCGGACTTCGGCGCTCAGCTGCTCAACGTACTCGGGGGTGGCGTCGAGGGCGTAGCTCCACACGCGGCGAGCCCGCAAGCCGTGCAGGAGGTCTTTGCCGGCGGTGGCCGAGTGGACGATTAGGATCGCGCGCTGTGGGATGCCAGGGACGACGATGGACTGCTTCTCGGAGTAGAAGCGGCGGGTCGTGTTGCCGGACTTGTCAGTCACTGCGAAGTCGTCGGACCCTGAGCCCTTGGCCGTCTTCCAGTTCCGCTTGGCGGTCTCGCGGTAGACCTCGGTGGTGTTGTCGCCTGAGTCGACGAGCACCATGGCATGATGGACGCCGTGCTGTTTGGCGAAGGCTTCGACGTTGCCCCATGAGTCGATGCGGGCGAAGGCCATCAGGCGGCTGTGCCCGGTCTTGGCCCATCGGCGGACAGTCACCCAGAAGTGGCCACGTTGGACGTCGACCCCCATCGTGCGGAAAGGGATGCTCCCGGGCACGGCGTCCTTCTGCTCGACGACGCGGGCCTTCGGGGTGATCGCGGCCTCTGCGTCCCAAGGGTCGGCCATCTTGTAGTTGGCGGCCTCAGCCAGGGCGGTAATCTCGCCGCCCTCTTCTGACCAGGGCAGGGCGAGACGCTTCTGTTTCCACTGGCGACGCTGATCGTCACTGCCGTAGGTGTCGAAATCTTCCTTCGCTTTTAGGCACATCACGCCGAGCTCGCCCCAGCTCATCGTCGCAAGGCTGTTCCAATGCAGGCCGATGTGCCCGGAGTTCGCGGCGACCGACGTAGCGACGAAGGTTCCGCGGGCGTTGGCCTCTAGGCGGCTTGCGTTCGTGTCAGGCAGGAGCGTGCGGCAGGCCGCGCACTCGTAGGTCGTGCCGACGCTGACCTTGTGCAAGTCCCATGTGCCCGTCGCCTTGGCGTCCTCGGGGAACCTGATCTGCTCCCAGACCCACGGCTGCAAGTGGTCGCACTTCGGGCACCTCATGTTCCAATCACGCTGGTCGGTCGTCTCGTGCAGCTGATGGAACTCCTGCCCAGCCCGTCCGCCCTGGGATAGGAAGATGCGTTTGCCCATCCAGCCGAACGCCGTGACGCGCGCGCTCAGTTCGGCCAAGTGTCCGGGCGGCGCCATCCAGCACTCGTCGGCGATCGTGTAACGCAGGGACAGGCGCTGAAGGTTGGCCTCATTCCAGATGCCGCGGCAGTAGAGCGTCATGCGGTCGAAGTCCGCCGTCGTCGAGCGGTCGAGGTCGTCACCCGAAAGACGCGCCTTCACCGGCGGGCAGTTGTTCCAGACCGGGCGGAGGTAACGCAGGGCGAAGTCTTTGGCCTCGGGGTCCGTGGCCTGAAGCACCATCGTCGGCCCAGGAGCGTTGGCGATGATGTGGCACGTCAGCAGGCGGGCGAAGAGGGACTTGCCAGATTGGATGCTGGCGAGGACGGTCAGAAGTTTCGTCTCGGGATCAGAAGCCAAGCGAAGGGCCTCCGCCACCCACGGCGTGCGCTCGGAGCGGAACGGCCCGGGCATCGGCGAGTCAGGGATGGCGAGCACGTTGGACTCCAGCCATTCGACCACGTCACCCGAGTCTGACGGGCGCAACACGTCGCGACCGATGCGGAGCAAGTCAGCCTTATTCATAAAGCCCTGCCTCCTTCAGCAGACGATACAGCTCGTCGGACAACTCCGACCACTTCCTCGGCTTGCGCTTGAACGGACGCGACGGCTTCGGCATCGGCTTACGCCTGGGCTTGGGCTTACGCTTCGTCATGGGTCGAAAGGTCGGCCTTCACGCGGCGCACCCAAGCCTCCAGAACTTTCACCGCCTTCGCAGGGTTCTCGGGGTTACATCCTTCTGCGACATCGAGGGCGAGTTTATCGAGGCGGTTGACGATGCCCGCCGTCATGTCGCGCATGGCCTCGGTCGCTTCCTTCGCGGAGATGTAATCCTTGGTCAGGATGAGCCGACGCTCCTGCTCTTCCTCGAGGGCGACCAGCGTTTTGAGCGAGGCGTTATAACTCGACTGGTACTTCCCCTGGTTAGGGTCGCCCCCTTCCATCGCGGCCTGCCAGACGCCACGCGCCCGACTGACCAAGGTCCGATGTTCGCTGATCGTGTCAGCCAAGGAGCCGTCGTCGAGCTGCGCCGGTGCGGCCTTCGGTGCCGCGGCCCGCTGCACGTTCGCCCGGGCTTCCCGCCATGCCCGAGCCGCGTCGATGCTGTCGGTCGGCATGCCTTCGCGTCGAAGGACTGAGATGCGTTGCGCGGTGACGCCGAGCGCCAAACCCAGTTCTGAGTTGGTTAGAGCCATGGTTTGTTAAACGGCCTGTTTTCGCTCTGTGACCCCACGAAAAACCTTCGTGGTGTCGGGCCACGCGTGACGTAGGGGGGGGTCTAGGAGACTCCTTAGAGGGGGTATATGGGCCGTTTTCATCGCTTGGGCGTGGCAGGGGGTAGGGGGCTTGGCACCTTATTCTTGCCGCGTCTGGCATTCACATGAGGAAACAGACCGCACGCATCAGAGTTCACGGTGCGTTGGATTTCCTTCGCCCTGGCACGCATCCAGAAGTGAGACCGTCCATACATCTTGCCGATCAGGCGAGACGACAGACAGCCGGGCAGACTCAGCGCCCAGCGGATGAGCTCGACGTGACGACGAAAGGCGAAGTTATCCGTGCAGGCCAGCGCATCCATGAAGCCCTTTAACATGACGCCCACATGATCGCGGGAGATGAACGCGTCGACCTCTTCGCGTCTGCCGATGTCAGTCGGGTTGAACGCCCAGTCAGGATGATTGGCGTCGATGTTGAAGACGTGCCTAGGTTGCGCCATCTCAGCGTAAGGCAGCACGCCGTTCTCTCGCATCTTCTCCTGGACCTTCTTCGGCTGCGCAAAGAACCAAGCGTCAAACGACTTGGCCTCCTTAGCCGGAGCCGTCAGGTCGTTG